CGATGTATAGATTCCAGTCTAATACCATCAAACTTATCTAACATCTTCAGAAATGAGGAAGGTTCTGCTTGTATTCTTTTATTAGATTCTATCGGTTGTAATTGGTTAGCATCACCGAACACACGAATGACGCCTCCACTAGGTATAGCATCCAGTAAGTTACGATGTACTTCAACGGACACCATAGCATACTCATCAACCAGTATTACTTTTTCCTCTACTGGACAATTTCTATCTCGTTTTGGATCAGTGGATACTAATGTCTTACCAGTTTCAGGATCTCTTTCTCCTGGAAATGGATATTCTAATAATCTGTGGATAGTACAGGCTTGAATACCTGTAGCTTCTGTTATTCTTTTTGCTGCTTTGCCAGTAGGCGCACATAATACGACAGTGCGACCTTGTTTATATAACCGCCTGTAGACGTTTTGCAGTATAGTAGTCTTACCAGTACCAGCAGCCCCTGTGACAGCCACGATACGCTCGGACATATTACAGCATCTTTCAATCGCCTCAAGTTGTGTATCATCTAACTCAAACTCTTCTTCCAGCTTCTGTGCTGTTTGCATTGTTTTCTTCTCCAACTGTCTTACTGGCAGCATCATCTCTATATTGTTTAATCTTCATAGCAACATGGACAGCGCACCACCTAGTAAACATTGCTAATGATATACCCAAGTCAGCAGCTTCTTTCTGTATCAAATCATACTCAGCATCAGTACAACGGACACGTAAGTTACCGCCTCTTTTTCCTGTGGAATTGGGACCGAAACCTTTAGGTATTTCATCAGGTGTTGGAATCGTTATCTGTAGTGGTAGGTTGTAAGACATTTGGGCGTACCTTGTGAGTGATAGATATTACATTATTTTCTCTGTGGCATTGATAAGGTGGATTATCTATATGAGTAATACTTAAACCACAATGGACACAATATCCTGTAGCTAAGTGGTACTCATGCGGCCACTCATCAGTACTCATAGCATTTATAACCTTGTGTGTCAAAGTGTATAGCCCCTAGCAATGATACTAAGGGCTATACATAATATTAAGGAAGTGGTATTCGAACATAGAAACTGCCAGCGGGATAACTACCACTAGCATCACCTTCTAATACTGCTTCAGCATCACTTTCTACTTTGTGAAGTATCACATTATCTTTAGAAAGTTTAATGATTTGCTTATTGTCATCTTGTATTGACATAATAGCAAATACTGGCCTCTTTTTACGTTTAATGGATGACTTTACTTTATCTTCCATTAGCCCCTCCTTTTAGTTGTCAAGTAGTGTGGGAGTACTGAATTGACGTAGTATTAAGGCTGTAAATATTCCTCAGGGTGTAGTCATTTAGCAATAAAATGATAGACAAGCCTGAGGAGAATTTCTTAATAAAGTCAATATCAGTACTCCCTAATTACTAAATGGTCAATAAACGTACTTACGACATGACCTGAATAAGTACCGCAATTGCTCCGGCTCGTCACAAACCGGCATTTAGTAATTATTATGCAGCATGTACCCGATCAATTACGGCACGGGTAACACCTTCATAGGTATCATGGCCTACTTCGAGAGCAGCTTCCAATCCTACCCATTCAGCCACGTCAACTTTCTTGCTGAGTGGTGCTCCAATAGCTTCGATGAAACGCTTTGCACCATAACGTGCTTGTGGATTATCTTCTAATCCGCAGCGACGATAGATCAAAGTTACTCCATCATCATTTCCATCTGTATAATCAGCAGGAAACTGGTCTGCTCCAATATGGAACGAAACAGCAGCATACATAGTGCCCCGCTGAGATTCTTTAACCTCTGCGTTACGAATAACACCTGTATACTTACCTGAAGGAAGCGGTTCTGGTGCATCCTGTTTATTCAGGTCCATTGAAAATTCAACGATGGATGAGATTTCTTCTGACATTTTAGTCTCCTTTGTGTCTTTTTAGTTTTAGTGGAACTGATTTTTATAGTGGCATTCTGACTAGCTGTACAGCCCCTTTATATAGTAGTCAGCGTTAGCACTACTTACTAAATGTAGTACCCTTTATGGTAGGTCAAGTTTCTTTCCTTTATTATCGACCCACATTTTATACCAATCTTGTATTCCTTCGCCTTCCCATGACTCTGGATCGAACTTCCATGTGAAGTTACTATCTCCACTTTGTTTGAACATCCGACTTTTCATGGGTTTCCGAAGGCGCGAAGAACGTATAGTTATTTTTCGATCCTTCCCAGTATCCTCAAGATGCCACACTTCAGACAACTTGATTGGTATTTCAGATTGCATTTTACCACCTACTAAGATGCTAACCATCATTGCCCCGGTCATTTCGTCTTTGTCCGGGGTATTTTCGTGCGCAATAAATATACAATGTTTGTTACTTGCTCCAGTTGTTCGTATAACTGACATAATTCCTTGCATGGTATAAGAATTTCTTCGTCCGTATCCTTGTAATGTTGGTAACTCCATAGATGCTCCTCGTACTTCAGTAACAGCTTGTTTGAGAGCCATTTCATTAAACGAAGTAATACTATCGAATACCACAGTCTGAATTTCTGGATGATCATCTAATACTTGCTTAATACCTCCAGCATTATCATTTTTGAATGTTACTACCTTGTTTACATTTTCCATAGAGAAATCAGCTATATTGATGTCTTCTTGATCCATTAATGAACTTGTGCCATCTGGATCAAAATTCACCCACAATATTGGACGTGGAGCTGTAGCTGCTAGGGTAGTTTTACCCGCTCCACTAGGACCCCAAATGACCATTGACATTCTTTTGACTTGAGTCTCAGGTGTAGTAGTTTCTACTGTACCTAATTTAATTTCCATGAGGCTCTCCCACACATGCTGTCATGAATTTATTCCTATTGAATTTAGGATTATCTGTGGATAATGTAGAAGCTAGTTCTAAAGCGACATAAGTTCTTGCGTCATTATCTATTGGTGCATTGAACACTGCTTTTGCTATCTTTATGTAATCTTTACGGCTCATTATTCACCTCATATTCTACTAATGCATTCATAATCAATTCTGCTTGTTGTCTTGTTTCACATCTACATGCAGGAATGAATTGGTCATTAGACCCTGATAAATTTCTGGCTACAATGAAGCTTTTACCATCATAACATTTCATTACTACATACTTATCAGGCACTTTACTCATGTAATGGACTCCATTCATCACTTTGCATTTCATCTATAATCTGTTGTTTTTCTTCTTTAGTTTCTGCGGCACAGAATGGTAAGAAGGAACAACTACGGAAGTATCTATTACAACTATGTGTATACATAGGTGCATCAATCACATTATCTTTCCATGTTTGTTCCATAAGGATGCTTGTAAAGAACCAGTTAGCCCATTTCTCCTTTAACAGTGATGATCTATTAACTACTTCCACTCTAATACCTTCAGCAGCAATCTTACCGATAGGTATTCTCATTCCAGACACTATTGCCTTACTACATTCCAGGTTAGCGAATGTCTGTGCTGCTAGACAGTAACCAGTAATTTGATGAGACAATATCCATTGAGAAAGCCAAGAGTCATCTAATCTGGCTCCTGTTTTATTTTCTACAATTACTAACTGGTTGTTATTCTTTGGATCGACATGTAAGCCATCCAGTTTCCCTGTAAATCGTGCTTTCAGTTTCTTTAGACCTGATATTCGATATTGCTTAACCTTCATAGCAACAGTAACATGTATATCAAATGGGATTTCTATACCGATATCAGTCTTTGGGTCATGCTCATCACGTATCCATATAGGATATCGTTCCATATCGTAAGCATCTATATATGCTATAAGACTTTCTGATATGTTTGATATTGTTCTACGATTATCTGATATATCATCATAGAAGTCTGTTGATTCTAACGCTTCAATGGCGAAGTTAATACAGTTAGTTCTATGTGTTGCACTTTCGGAAAGAACACCAAGCATACGCTGAAAACGACCATCAGGAAATAACCTGTTACCGTGAAACTCTGCGCTATCTTGTTGTACTTTTGTTTTGCATTGAAAGCGCGAATACTGATACCAGCGTACTGCCGCAAAGCCTTCATGCGCAGCACCACCAGCTTCGAGAGCCATTGCCCTTGATGCATTGGGCATTTGTTTGTGGCGAGAATAACGTAATATACCCCAAGTCGGGCAAGTGTTAATCGCAGATAATTTAGTGTGGTCATAGGCCGGAAGATCAGCATCTTCATCTGTTGCCATCCTTGTTGTAATAGATACAACTTGATTCTTGAGAATACTGTAGATCCCTTTTGGATTCTCGGACATTATTCATCTCCCCTAATTCCTTTAATAGCATCAACAGCATTATGAGTACCTTCTATTGTCGCTCCTAACTGCATGATCAGATCAGTAACATTATTTAATAACTCAGCTAGCTGGTTTATTTCTTGCTGCTGTGCATTCATCGACTCAGTTATCTCACATAAAATGTGTATGATTTTTGGGTCAGTATTCTCATGGAGCGTGGCTCTTATTTCTCTTGCTTTAATCATATTATTTCTATCTCCAGTTCTATTGCACGTAGCTTCACACTTCTCGCCTGTAATTTATCCAGAGCTTTATCTACACGATCTAATTCTTTCTTGAACATTTCCAGTTGTTTAGCCCATTGCTGCTCAAGATTTTCCTTACGAGCTTCAGCTTGCATCAATGATAGCTCTTCGTATATGACAACTGGACGTAACCTTCGCTCTCTAATACCATTAATGAGAGCTTCCCTCTCTTCTGGCGTTAACTTACTAATATCAGCCAGAGTTATAGGATTATCTGCTTCCATTATTCTGCCGCTACAACATCATAATATGTGTTGCCCTTGCGTGTTTTTGTTGCGTTCTTTTTTGCTGTTTCCAGCATTGCCCCATCGATTCCAAGTTTATTCAATTCAATGGATAGGTCAGTTGCAGATATCGTGTCAGTATCAGAGTTTCTCTTCTTATTGAATACCAGCACTTCATCTTCATAGATTTTCTTAGTAGTACCAGCTATTGCTTCAGTATCTATGCCCATTTCCATCGCCAAGATATCCATAATTGTTTTATTCTTGTCAGTAGCTTTCTTATACTTTGATGCCAACAAGGAATGGACTACATATTCAGCCATAGCTTTATGCATATTTACTTTCACTATTGCTGCTTCATTATCGTTAGTTATTGTTTCCAAATGCTTTTCCAGGTTGTCTAAGCAAGCTGTAATTGATCTGGAAATTTCTAATGTCATTGTATGTAGTTCTTCTTGCAATTCGAATGCTTTCATTTTTTATCTCCCTGTTTTATTCTTTTGTTCCTAAGATTATCAAAGCTATATCGAGTACATCCTTTTTTTCTTTATTGCCTTCTGGAAGGAAGTATCCTTGATTAGGCAATGATCCATCCATTCCATACTCAACTATGTACTCTGCGAGTATTAGTGCATTAGCTTTATCTACTGCCATCCAATGATGAAACTTGTCTTTGGTACCGAACATGCGACTTGTTTTGGGACGCATTCTCTCTGTCTTATTTTCGAGTAATTCGAGATCTTCCGGGACATATCGTGCTGTATTACCGTGTTCATTCGTTACATATACAACTGTAGATGAATTCATTTTTCTAGTTGCGTAGACTTCCCATGTTTCGAATGGGTGTTTATCATCGTTAACAACTTTAACTATGTCGCCTATTACGAACATATTCTCCTCCCCTTTGTTATGCAGCGATAGCCAGAAATTGCTCCGTGTTTTGCCAAGATCTAACTTGTTGTTCTCTATTTATCAATGTTGATGCTGCATGATCTTGTGCTGTTGTTCTTACAGCGAATTGCCCTTCATTCGATGTCGCGTAGTATGTTGCTGCTGAATACAATGCCCATACAGTTCTTCCATGTGTTGATACTTCAATCCTGAATTGACGCATGAGTTGTTCAACACGTCTTTCAGATATATTAGGCATTGCTTCGAAACATGTTTTTGCATCTTCATTGCTGATTTCTTTACCCATCCAATGTTTCCACTGTTCTGCCTGTTTATAGAATATATCTATTGACATACGTAATTTATCAGTCAGCTTCGGTATCTGTAATCCTGATGTATGTCTCTTAGTAATCATATCATATGATCCTGTAACCATTCCATTTGTACAGAAGAAGTCGATTGCTCCGTGGTAAAACTTGAAACTGGATGAGCCATCATACCCATTAATAATGATAGCTCGAAAGGCGATATCACTTGTTTTTGATTCGATATCTGCACGAATGTTTGGGAAGATGTAATCTCTGATAGATGTAGCTCCCATGTATGAGATAGAATCTCTTCTTCGTACTCCATCTAATTCTGCCTTTGTTAATGTGTCCATGAATGCATCTTCAATACTTTCACAGAGTTCTTTATTATAGAGTAGCTTGTAGTTTCTACCTACTACTCCTATGGATATTGGTTTATTATTCCACATTCTTACTATGTGTTTATGATTACTATCTTCATAGTAATTATCTACCCCAGAGAAATAGCATGGCCGTTCCCAAACATCGAAGTATAATTCCGATTCGGGACTAAATTCTTTGGGTCTTTCCGGGTGAAGTATTGTAATGTTATCCAATTTGGCCTCCTATGTCTTTATTGACACATAAAAAGATTTTACCACGCAAACCATGTGTGTCAAGAAAAGCCCCTGCACAATTGTATTGTACAGGGGTAAGTAGTAGCTCTATCACAAGGGAGACTTAAAAATTCAACAAACCGAAAATTAAGTCTCTTGACTATAGTCATACCTAAACGTTTATGTCAATGTATTTGCCTTTGTAATAGTTACTACTTGTCTGCGTGTGCTCGTTTGTTGTTGATTGCTGTAATAGTTTCTCTAGAAACTCCGTATAGTTTAGCAATTTCTCCATGTGTCTTATTTTCGGATAGTAATTTACGTACAGCACGTATAACTGTCTTAGGAAGGCCATGACGGTCCCTTTCCTTCATGTCATTCATATTGTCTTGATGACTACCAAAACTAAGGTGATCAGGATTACAGCAAATAGGGTTATCACAACTGTGTCTAATAACTTCATCTTCTTTTTGCGGTATGCCTGTGCATGTTTCGATGACATAGGCATAAGCTGGACGGCGTTTCCCTTTAACAGTAAAGTAGGGTCGTTCATCTTTCTTGTTAAGTGGTCCAGTCCATTCCCAACAGACATTTTTATCTCCTTTATGCATATTGATGTATTGGTAAACAAATGATGGTTGATTAGATCTATTCATTAGCTGTTCCAAAGTTTATAGAGAAGCTACGTCTTTCTTCTGTAATAGTTTTAGGCATTGGATATACACAGTGCCTTAACATTGATGGAAATATAAAGAAGTCACCAACACTTGGTATGATCGTCATTGATGTTGTACAGAAGTTAGCTGTTTCTCCGAAATGGAGTTCTAATCCACCACCTTCACCATTCTTTTGTGGTTTAGTAAGCTCTTCTTTATAGTTACTTGGCAGTTTCAGGTAACCAACTGATGTTATTAGGGCATTAGGATGTATATGTTCAGGGTTATATTCTTTAGTGTTTAATGTTCTATTATACCAATGATCCTGAAACGTGGTGTTCATTGGTTTTGCTCCTAGTACTTCTAGGTATTCATTTACACGATCAATGAACCATGTATCCCACACCTCCAGGATTTTATTACTAAACTTAGCTTGTAATTCTATTTGTCCTATTAACTCGTAACTATAGTCATAGTCACTAAGTTGTTTAGGTTGTGTTACAAGTTCACAGTCTTCATTTAGTGCAAAGACAAGTTCTTCTGGCATTTTCCAACCACATATCTTGGGTCCGAATGGTGCATATGTTACTGGTTTAGTCATCTGTCACCTCAAATATTGTTTCTGTTCCATCAGGATGTAGTGTGCATCGTTTTATATGATTAGTATCACATAATTTTATAAATGATCCACATGTCCAGTCTTTGTTAGCTGTTAGCCATATGCACCAGCTATCATCATTACGTTCTATTCGTAGATCTCTAATAGGACTTTGTAGGTTTATTCTGCGAGGAAATGGCCGTGACATGACATTCTCCAGTCAAATACAAGGT